TCGATGCCACCGACCATAGCGAGAGTGAGAAATGAAACCAACACGTTTAGTTTGACTAACGTGTCAAGATTTGTTTCTTTCTCACCACGTCGTTCTTCACGTGACATAAGCCATTGTGCAAAGCGTTCGATTCGAGTGTGTGTTTTCAATTCTTCAGTTGGTGTTTCAGTTTTCATTTCAATTCCTCAATTAGATTTGTGCGCCTATTCGTATAGCTCTAAGATCGTAATCTAATAGCTCCTGAGTAAAGCCGGACGTTAAGTCACCTGCAGCACCTTTCTCTCGAATGATACGTGCACGACGCTTACCGGCTGCAGTGCCGACAAGTTCTCCAAGTTCCATACCAGTCTTGACTGATCGGAAAAATGGATTCTTTCTAATCTTCTCAATTTCGAGAATGTCAATAACCAAACTCATCTCAATCAACGTCCGGTTCTTGTTGTAGCTCGTATGAACGTAGAAGTCGCATGATGTATTCATGGTCAGGTTCTTCCTTTGCCTCTGCACGTAGAATGTGTCGAGCAGGATAAACAAAGAACGATGTCGCACCTGGGCCACCGGGTGCTCCTGCAGCAACTACCACTCGATATGAATAAACTCTATCAGAAGCCGTAGGACTCATTGAACCGTATTGCTCTTCATTAAGTAGAACCATGTAAGATAACCCTGCTTCATTTAATGTCCGAGCCCACAATTGTTGGCGAGCGTAAACTGTTTCTGACCAGGTAATTGTACTTCCCGAAAAGTTTCCTAACGAAAAGAAAATACCCAATTGAGCATCTGTTAATGCAGTCGATGACATAACGTCGATTATTACTAAACTATCACCCGCTACACCACCTGCATCAGTTGCAGGGGGAGAAGTTGTTTGAACGCCTGATGCTTCAAAGAACAACGTCTTTTCCTTGATAGACATTCCAGCTAAATCAAAGTAAGTCGAAGAGATTGCCCCATTAGTGCTAAACTGTCTCCATCCCGATGAAGCTACAGGAACTACATCCCAATTGTTATCGGCACCGTTCATTTGTAAGAAATTATGTTCTTTTGCCAAAGTCTTCATTTCTTACCCCCCTTCTTCTTTGCACCTTTCCAAGACTTCGCAGCCTTCTTGAAACGTGCTTGATGAGTCATACGCGGATGAGCCTTCTTCAGACGTGCAAGTTCTTTCTTCATGTATTTGTTGTATGCAGAGGGAGCACGTGTAGCAGCCTTAACAGTCTTCTTGACTGCAGCTTTACCAGCACGCTTAGCAGTTGCTTTTGCTTCTTTCTTTGCAGACTCAACAAACAATGCTTTGAGTTCTTCGAGAGTTCCTTCAACTTTAACCAAGGTAAGCACCTCAGTTATCTGCAGCTGTCGATTGGATTGCGATTGCCATGAAGTCCTTAGCACCAAGGGTGACGATAGAAGCGTTAACTCGAACGGTGACGTTCATCGCTTTGGCGGTTTCAAGGCCAGTGGTTTTCCCAGTAATGTAAAGCATATCGTTGACGACGTAACGTCCATCATCTGAACCCTTGCCGTAGTTGTCGGGGTACAGGTCGGCGACGTTTGAAACTTGATTAGTTCCAGCATCGAAGTTGAGTTGTCCAGAGGCAATCAGTGAACGATCATTAGCCCAAGCAAAGCCTCCACGGTTCAGGTCAGTAACTTGAATCTTAGTTTCGGAATCACCAGCGAAAGTAATCTGCATTACTTCAGCAGCATTGGTTCCCTGGTAAATGAAATCGACTGAATGTACTTGAATTGCTTGTCGGTCGCCAACGTCAACATATGACCCAAGGTCAATGGTAGCAAACGTAGTGGTTGAGTTTGCAGTTATTGTCAATCGTTCGGTCAAGGTAAATATGCTTGTCTTTTTTGTTGCCATTGTATCACATCAGGTGGTCGGGGAGTTGTTTCGGTCAATTAAACGTCGGGCCGGCTCTCCCCAACCAATTACCACACAACATCGACGGTGTATAAAGTAAACCGCTTATGCAGTCCCCTGCAATCTGCAGCCCATCTCCGCGAGCGAAGCGAGTCAATCGGACAAACCACCCGTCCCCGACCTCCACCCCTATCAAAATAGCCCCCCCTATATTATTCTGCTCAAGGCTTTTTTTCAGCAGATATTAAATAACATTATTATTTAGCGTAAATCATGGCGAACCAATACTCCATAACCGTGAGCAACAGGGCTGATGCTGTCCTAAAACTTTTGAAGGAGAATAATTACAAGACTTCTCAGTGCATATCCGCGCTCATTGAGACTCTAGGATATGAGGCAACTGTACGTTTGGTTACGTATCAGCGTCGGATTACCAAACTCGAGGAGGAAGACGAATGATTTACATGAAAGAATCTTACGTGTACGAGTTCCAATGGGTTAGTTGCAGCAGCGGTAACTGCGGTTACGAGCGATGCAAAGATGATTCGAGTTATATGATTCGAATGAAGCCGGTGCTACTTCGAATGTTCAAGGTCAACGGTCAACAGACGTGCGAAGGTTGCATCAAAGAATCAATTGAAGAGATGCAATCATGGATCGGTGAGGAAGAATGAAGTATAAGGAAGCATACAATCATGCGACATCAATCATTGCTGAATTGCAGAGAGAAAACAGAAGACTCAAACAATTGGTGGCCGTTGCCATCATGACAAAGGGGGAAGAAGAATGACGCACGAACCGTGGCCATGCTGCATGTGCGGTACTACGTCTAATCTATTCAGTTATGGCAATCCATGGGGAGATATCCACATCGTATGTCATACGTGCTTTCCAAAGTTAGAAGCCCACTTTAGATCTGATTAGAAATACGGGATGAACATTACCGCAGCCCGTACAGCATCGATGCCACCGACCATAGCGAGAGTGAGAAATGAAACCAACACGTTTAGTTTGACTAACGTGTCAAGATTTGTTTCTTTCTCACCACGTCGTTCTTCACGTGACATAAGCCATTGTGCAAAGCGTT